GCTTGATCATCTGAAAATAGATTAATGTCTTCGATCGGTGTTCTAAACAAATCGTTTAAGGCTTTTTTATCAGCCTCCATTTCATCTGTTGGAAAAAAGTTTCTGTATATTTGCCTAATTTCATGTGCCATTTCACCAAACGCATTCATCATCTGCTGTATAACTTGAAGAACAGAAACCAGACCGCCAACAATAGATTTTGCAATAACTTCGCCAATGTTTTGCACATCACCGTCAGCCGCTTTTAATCCTAAATCAACTAATGATTGAGAAATTTGATCTATTGCGGGAGCGAATGCGGCAACGGCTTGACGGCTAAACCCAACAAACAACTTCTTTAAGCGATTCATTGAATCATTAGCCGCTTCTACACCGTTTACAGCGTCCTCAGAAAGCACAAGACCAAGCATTTCTGCGTCTTTAAACATTGCTTTCAAACCTTCCGACCCTGCACCCAACGTATTTACAAGGGCAACACCTTCAGAGTCGAACAGCTTCATTGCAAGTCGAACTTTATCAGCAGGGGTTTCTACGCTTTCAAACGCTTTAGATAAAGCAAGCACCTGATCTTCCAAAGGCATTTTAAGCAGTTCTTTGGCATTTATATTCAGCTCTTTTAACGCGCCTTTAGCTTCGCCTGTCCCTCTAGCCGCCTCTGCCGCCCTACGAGTAAAGCGTTGCATTGCCATACCCATCGTCTCAGCAGATACGCCTGTTTGCTCTGCGGCAAACTGAAGCTTAGAGAGTGACCCTGCGGTTGTACCAATCTTCGATGCCATTTTTCCAAGCGAATCGATTGATTTCATCGTTTTAATGGTTATAGCAAGGAATGCCGCACCAAAAGCAAGGGCAAACCCTGCCGCCATTTTTGCCAAACCAGAGATAGCGGTTTTTAAACCATTAAACGCTTTAGATGCGGCGGCTGATAAATTAGGGAATCGGTTTTTTAGCTTGTCAACGGCTTTAGTGACTTTAGCAAAATTGGCTTTTACTTTAGCAAACATTGCCTCAGTATTATCTAGTCCCGCGATTGCTATTACAATAGGTTTCATCATTCACTTTTACCAGATAATTTATGATAGGCAACCCACTCGTTTAAGTGAGTGATAGGCGTTTGCTCTGCCTCTTCTATGCTCATGTGCAAGCGATCAGCCAAAGACAACATTGTCATCCTTGAGTGATCGCTTTTTAGTTTTTTTCGTGTGCCTCCACCGATTCAATGTCACTGAACATTTGATTAGCAATCTCTGATATGACGTTTGTTTCTTCGCCCATCAAATCCATACGATCTTCACCAGAATTAAATAACTTCTGATCATTCTCGTCGATTGCTTTCATTACAATCAAATCAACCATTGCACCAATAGTGGTGTTTTGCAAAAAATTAGGGTGCTTCTTCTGTAATACGTCTAAATCGTAGCAAGTAATGCTTCTACAATACATCTTAAACGCTCCAGTTTCATCACCCCACGCAGGGACTAAAACTTCTCTAGACTCTACTGTTCTTCTGTTTCTTAACTCTTTAGCTAATCCCATGGTTTAATTCCCCTTTATTATACTTGAGCTTCGACAACGGCTCCGGAACACTGGATAGTAAAACTAGCTTCTACCATACCGTCAAACGCGCCAGTGATTGATCTGCTTGTTACTATACCGCCACCAGTAAAGAATGTCTCGCCAGATCCGGCACCAGTTGGATATACTTCGAAATCAATATCCGTACCTTCATCTAGGATTAGTTGCTGTGCATCAGCCTCATCCCAGTATACATCTAGTGATACAGTGTTAGTTTTTAAGCCTTGCTTGTAAGTACGAACAACCGTACCCATTACAGAGTCTTCAATAGTGTCTGCTGAACCTTCAAAAGTAAATGAACGAACTGCGCCAACCACCGCGACTGTCGTACCCGATACTTGCATTTTTACTACACCTGATGCGCCTGTTTTAGTCGCCATGATTTATCTACCTTATGTTTAAGTTAAGTTGTTCCGCGAGTATATTGATACACAACGCGAACTGTAATAATAACCCCACCAATGGGGTCAATAGAACCTTCGTCAATCTCAACACCGACAACCTGAGTATCAAGGGCTGAATTACCCCTACCTCTGTCAACGTCAAGCCCCTCTTCAATAGCTTCAATAATGTTGTTTCTTGCTTGATCTATTAACGCGCCTTTAACAAAACAAATTAGCTCATAATTGATCGTGCCCATTCTCTGAGTTAATGCTCCACCGATCGAACTGTCTTCTCTTGTTTCGTCTGCGCTTCTTACTAGAATAGCAGGATATTGAGCGTTTGATAGCTTGTTAAAATCGAAAGGTTCTCTTGTAACATACTTTATCGCGACAGGAGAAGTTATCTGCTGAAGCGTCGAAACGATGTTGTTTGCAATGCTTTCTCTAACACTCATTTCAAATTCCTTTCAAAAACTGATACTAATTTCTTTCTTTCATTTCTACTAAACCCAAAGAACGGCCTTTTTTCATTGTTCATTGCGGCCTTTTTTGCCTCTGTTCCTCTTGTAAAGAAAATTTCCGCTTCTTTGTGGTTAGATACAACGCTCATACTGCCTAACATTCGCCCTGTAAACTCAAGGTTTGGCTTTGTTCCTCTACCTCTAGACGATCTAAACGCGGCATATTGCGCGTTATACTTTTTAAACATAGAGCCTTTGAAGCTACGACCCTTTGCCGTCCTATCTTCTATCATATTTACACCGGCTAATCCGGTTCTTAAGAGAGCGAGCTTGGTACTTGCCTTTAGCTGTTTTCCTCTCTTTCCTACAATCTTCGCAATAGAATCGAAATTTGTAGTCATTTTAATTAACATTATCGGTTTAACCTATTAACGCCAATAAACTCTTTCTCTAAATCCGTGACCGTTCCATCACCGTCCAGATCATATTCAATACCATCGCCATATACAGCTTCCATTTCTTCGCCATATCTAGCCTTATAAAAATCAATCATTTCTAAAAATCGGTCATTATCGACCCAATTAGTTAGCTTTGGTAAAACATACATCCATAAAACAAGGAAAGATGCCGCTTGTGTAAATTGCGCATCCGTAAGCTTGTTGTTATCCATTTCTTCAGTGTCACCGGATCTGCGCTTTCGAGGCCACCACTTAATCCGCAAATCGCGTTCAATATCAGCCTGTGCTTTTGGGTGCTCATTACTAAATGAAGTAATACCTAACTGTAATATGTCAGGGACTAATTTTACTAAATCAGCGTCAGACGAAAATGCCATATTAACCTCAATTAAAAAGCCCCACCCCCGAAAGGATGAGGCTAGTTTCAATTACCCAAGTAAAAGGGCTGTATGCTCTGGCTTGATGTTTTTAACACCCCAAGCTAGACCAACTTCATAACGCACTTTGCGATAGCCTTTATACATGGCAAATTCCATGCTTAGACCAGAACGCGGATCAGTAATAACGATCACATCTTCAGCCATATCGCCTTCAGACGGACGCGCAGGAGCACGAGCCGCCAACACTAGAGCAGAGCGATTAAACGCCATGTTTCTAGAACCTGCGGCATCTCCCGCTATAGCTTTAGTAGCACTTTGAGCTTGTTGCAATCCTGGAGCCGCAATAACTACTGTTCCAGTTGCTCCTCCCGCAATATCAACGGCTGTAGCTACAACATACTTACGAGAATCATCTGCGAAAGTAAGGATATCACCTGCATCAGCAGAGAAAGCTCCACCACCTGCGACAGTAACACCGATAGAAGTTGAGCCAATAGCTTCTGCGCCTGTAACTGTACAGCCGGTTTGAGCTTGAGCCGCTTGGTCAACAATCTGAGCTGATTCACGAATAGGCATTCCGTTAATATCTAACAATACACCTTGACGCAAGATTGAAGCACTACCTGCCGCATCAACATTAGCTTGTAAGCCAAGAAGATTAACGCCCGCTGTAGTATTAATGACAAGTTGGTTGTCAGTTAAAGGAGCACCGTTATCTTTAAGAATCTTCAGCGCGTTAGAAGCGTCAGTATAGTTTCCCGCTGTTCCAAACGGAGTTGTACCAGAAGCACCTGCCGCACGAGAGAAAGACGCTTGCAAGGCACACAGATCGATTTCTACTTCATTGGTTACAGAACGAATAGCTTGAGCGATCTTGTTTGCTCTTACGTTTCCGTATCCGATGCCAGTGTCAAGAATCTTCTGCTCGTCACCAATAAATCCAAACTCAGCCGCACGAGATTTAGTGATTACAATATCGGTTGACCCTGAAGTCTGGTCAGTAGGGTTTGGAATTGTCATAGCAGGAGTAATGTCAGACACGTTTCCTGCGGGTTCAACGTCAACGCGGATCTTTTGGTTTAGACCTGCGCGCTCTGCGGAGCTGTTCATTGTTACAGCCGGAATCATTCCAGTAAGTTCGCGTGAAACTATATCTAGTGCTTCATAAATGTCGGGCATTAATTGCGCGATGTTGTTAGCCATTTTATATAATCCTTAAAATTATGTGATTGTGCCACCGCCTCTGATAAATTCAGAACGCTTTAGTGGGTTAAGTTGTTCAAATTCTGCACGACTTTTGGTTTTACCCGACACATCGTTAATGCCACCAGTTTTACCCTGCGATCCAGACCCGCCTTGTGAGGCGCGAACATGATGCGGATTCCCTGTTAAAAACTCAGTTACCATCTCGTTGACAGAAAACAGATCACCTTTATCATTGTATCGAGGTGAACCACTACCATCAAGCACTTCAACTGTACCGTCATCAGACAGCCTAGTGAAAGATTTTAGCAACATTGACACTTGATCTGGATTGACTGCGTTGTTTTGGCTTGCCGCATTTACTAAAGCCCCATCAACTAGGGTTTGCTGTAGCTTGCCTTTGTACGCTTGTATTTCCAAATCCTTCTTTTCGACAGTCTTCTTTAAGATGCTATCAAACTCGCCTCGCTCTTTCTGACGCTCGATTTCAGCCGCTTCTCGCTTTTCAATTAGGTCTCTGGCGTCATCTAAATCGATACCGGCTACCTTTTTTTCAAACTTGCGCTGTTCTCTTGCTATTCTATCAGCAACGATTCTGTCTAATTCGTCTTGTGAAAACGTCTTTTCCTGTGTTTGTATTGCCGCTGTTTCAGTCTCAGCTTCTGTTCCCATGGTTTCTTCGCTCATGTCGCGTGCCTCATAAAGAGTAGTTAGTTAATTGTCAGTGTATCATAATTGCTTACTTCTTAGACTTTTTCTTCTTTTTCTTCTTTTTACCGTATCCGATACCTTTTGGCATGATGCTTCCTCTTAAAATTGACCTCTAAACCTATGACGGCAATTATAACCGCCCCTTACAACGAACGGATTACCGCTGATCTTTCCCGCCCACGTATCGCTGTTCCATATTTCTTCAATCTCTTCTTTAGTATAAACCTTTCCTACGTGCTTTTCGCAGAACGGCCTTGTCGCTGAATCATCTGGTCCTTGATACTTGAACGTCTTTGCCCCTGCATCAATCGCCATTTTTGTATTAATTGTAGCGTCGAACTGCATTAAGGAGTCATGCAACCCTTGACTAGCGTATTTCTTCAGTCCAGTGTCGATAGTAGCTTTAATCACAGCAACGCTTTCAGCAAAAGAAACGCCTGTCAGCGTGTTGTTGTATACCTCTTTAGATATTACATCTAAGTATTGCTGACCAATATCTTCAAAACCTTTAAAGCTCAAGCTCTGCAACTGCCTGATTACAGCAGGGTCTAATTTAGCAAACTCAGTGTATTGGCTCAACATGCTTAAAGCGTTAGCCGCCACACCTTTGTATTCACGAATAATCTTATCAATAGCTACAAGATAATCTTTTTCAATCGCTTGCCTTAAAACTACCCTAGCCTGTATAGCCCACTGCAAATCAAACAGCCTACCATCCTTCAGGGGAGCAGACGCCATGATGGTTGCAATGTTCTTTTCAAGCTCAATTAGAGCTTTCGCCAGTTTTGCCTGATGTGTCTCTGCAAGAGCAACAAGCTTCTTTAGCTGATCTATGTCAGCCGCCATTAGACTTCAACTGTTTCTTCGTCAGCGTCTGCTTCATCATCAAACTGACCAAGGGTTTGTGTCGTAGCCTCTATTTCCAAGTGCGCCTTAGCAAGCAATTCGTCATCGAGGATTAGATCGCTTATCTTCTTATCAATCTCTTGCGCTAACGTGATGGATTGCACCCCACTAGACCTTAATTGCTGTAAGAAAGTAAGCTCTTTATCGTAATCCCTTAGATCAAACGCATCAGGATAAAACACTTCAACGTCTGGCGTTATTTCTTGCCACTCGCAGAATAAACCCCAAAGTTGCTCTTCTGTAAGCTCAAGGATATCTGCTTTCTCTGACAGTTTAGCGTTCAGCATTTGAAATTCTGTCTGCATGGCTACGCCCGATTGAGTAATAGCCTGAGTGCCGCGTACTGCTCCCATGTGACTCATACGGTTAATCGATTCAACTTTATCGGTAATAGCGTTGCGTACAGCGTCAAGATTAGCGCCACTTGGTTGCATCTGAAACGGCTTTAATGAAGCATCCATATCATCAGGCATATTAATGACTGAACCGGCTCCCGCGCTTGCGTCTGTTGCGTGAGTCTTAACTAACGTAGGATGGTTAGATATTCTTATCAACTGTTCAATTTCAGATAGCTCCTGATAGACAGCTTTTTGCATATAAGCCGCATCAGATAAATCGCTTATACCTACCCCCCTTTCGACCGACCTATTAGCCGGAAGGAAAACCGCAGGAATTGCTCCTAACGGATTAATCTCTTGCTCAAGTAGCGTAGATTTACCGTCAGACACTTGCCACAAAGAGATAAATTCTTTATCCCATACCCTGTAATATACCTCTTCCTCCATATCGTCAAGCTCGATAACAGATTCTATAACCTTAAGGTATACAAGCTCAAATCGACCGCTTGGGGTGCGCTCATACCGCCAATCAGCAACATTCTCTGGTGTGAACATCGTCATGTACGGTCTGATTTCTTGAGCCATTTCTTCAGCCTTAGTTCCGGCATTCGATTTAGGCTTATCCATCATTAACCATACGTGACCATATACGCTAGACCAAACTTGAGCCTCACGCATAAACGCATTAAAACTTCTTCCGTCAAGGTCGCAGTCATTTAAGAAAGGTTCAAGGGCTACGTTATCTGTCAAAGAGTTAAACACTCTAGTAGGTGGTACGCGCCATAAGAAACTGCTGTATATGTGTACGATGTTTTTACAGTGATTATCTAAAGGTGTAAGCTCAAGCCTTCTGTCATAATCTTCATCGGATTCTTTTATATAACGGGTTAAATATCGACCGTCGATGTAATCTTGTCCACCCATATATGAGCGCAAATAGAACTCCCATCGGGTTAAATGTTTGTCATATTGCGGGTGCGTTAGCTCTGCGTCAAAGTCCATCAAGTCCACCTGATTGGTTGTGGTGTGTCGTATTCAGTTTTCACAGGGAATAGGTATTCTACTAAATAGCCAAGCGCGTCATTCATATGGTCAAAACCATCTTTATTAGGTACGCTTGTACCCTCTTTATATGTTTGCCTCTCTAAGCTCTTAATCGTATGCTTACACTTAGGGCTAACAAACAAATGTCGTTGCTTACTACCTGACAGCAACCGGCTGTTCACTGCGTTTATTCTATCTCTAACCAGAGCATGAGTGTTCTTGGCTTTCACCATGAAACCCGCGTTCTGTAGGATCGACAAATCTGTTCGACCACCGGCACTTGTTTTGCGTTGCCGTGATGCAGGGTCTGGATAAATAATAATAGGACGATTAGGGTATCTAGTCTTTATCTCTTCAACCATCTCATCTGTGTTCGATCCATACATGACTATCTCGTCAACGGCATACAGCTTCTCGCCTTTACGTAGGCAGATAACGGCAGACATGGGATCAAGGTTAAAATCCATACCAATGTGGAGTGTACCATTAACATCAGGCATATCCAATACAGACTCATCTCTACTGAACCCATAATAGATTAACCCTGAGTAGGTTACGAACTCCGCGCAATATTCTTGGTTAAACGTGCGGTCATCAAGGTCTGATCTAGCGGCCTCTATTTCAGAGTGAGGTACGTTACCCCCCTCAAGCGTTGTGTACTGAAAACTTTCCCAATCGTCTGCTCCATCCATGCCTTTAGCCCACAGGTCATAGAAGTGATTCCTTCCTTTAGGCGTACCAATGAAGACAGCTGAACCCTGACGGTCACTCAAACTTGGCCTGATTACCTCATACCATGCTTCCGGTTTCATGTCAGCAAACTCATCTAACACAACAAAATCTAACGCTCTTCCTCTAAGGTTATTTGGCTTCTCTGCTCCTTTAAGCGATATGACTGAGCCGTTAATCAGCCTTAGAGTAAGCGTGCTTTCGTTAGTCTTTGCTATGTATTCTTGAGGGATAGTATGAATTAACATATCCCATGCTATTTCTTTAGCCGCCCCATACGTGGGCGCAACATACCAACAATTCCTATTCTTAGCACCTATTGCGGCCTTTAATATCTCTCCTGTAGAAAGGAACGTCTTACCGAATCGCCTACCTGCGACACATACTCGGAATCGTGACGAAGATATAAATATCTTACTCTGCGGTAGCGTTAATTGCATTGCTGTCAATCACTATGTTAATTGCGGGAATATCTTGCACTTCAGGAGCTTCTTCTTTCCATCCTGCTTGCGTCTTTAAGTAAAATATATTCGCTGATACGTTACCGGCTTTAGCTAATTGTATTAGGTTTTGACCCATTCCTGCGAATGCTCGAACCCTCCCCCTTTTATAAGCCTCAAAAACTTCCGGTTGACGCTCTTCGATAGCTCTTAGAGTATTTTCAGATATAGAGAAATAATCAGCTATTTGGCTTTTAGTAAGATACGCAGATAGCGCCTCTAGCTGTATTACTTCATCAGCCCTTAATGTCTTTTCAGGACGTCCACCGCCCTCGCCTTGATTTCCTTTTTTCACGATAAAAACGCTCCGATTGCGTAGAACACTAAACTATTACGATAGCCACCCTTATGTATTGGCTTTATTGGCGTTACTGCATGCACGTTTCTCCAAGCAGGATAGAACAAAAGGCTACCGCTAGGCATGCTGAAACAAGCATCATAATCAGGGACGTATAAACAGCCCCCTTCTGAGTTATGCCTGTGAGTGTATATCGCGTTTAAAGTTTGCTTTATATTAGCCCGATCTCTATGGAATGGCGCAGATATATTAAAATTGCTAATACTGCTCGTAAAAAGCTCTCCAAACATCCATTCGTCATCTACTCCTGAAACAGCCTCTTTATGCGCCTTACGGTGTTCCGGCAATAACTGGTGCATTGCGCTATCAATCTCTGTAGAAGCCATAAGCATTGCTTTAATGAACGTCTGAGCTGATTTAACAGCGTGAACACTGCTCCTATTGTGATAATCGCGCCTCATTAGCTTTCTTTTAGGTACGCTACCAATGATTGTGCTGTATTGAACCGTTCCTGCCGCCAGTGCTTCTTTGCTGGTTGCTCCTGCCCATCGTCTTTGTATTACGTCAGCGCGTTTGAGTAGCGCCTTTGGTACGTTATCTGACAGGAACTCTTTGTTCGCTATAGCCATTAGTTGAGATAGTTTAGGGAACATTTCAGAAGCATCCTCTAAATACACCCCAACTATTTCATCTCCGTCTCTTAAATAGCAAGATTTAGTGACATTCGGCTCTATGAATTCACACACCTCTCCTATCTTTCGGCTGTGCTCAACCTTGACTAGATCTATTGTTTCCACGTTATAATCCTTTGTATTCCTTCAAGCGCCTCTTTGCTGTTAGCAACTTCTATATCTGGCGTTATGTTATTGACTCTAGTTTGTATTGCTTTTATGTGCCTTTCAGACTGACTAGATTGGCGTTTCTCTCTGCCTTCTTGACCGTCATCAGTGATTCTTATGATATAAGGTTTGCAGGTGTCGATAAAAGTTTTGTTTGTAAACCTATCCCCCTCACAAACGCCTATCATTTTATGCTCTTTCCTAACGTCTTCCCACATCTGACAATCACGCATCACAGCCATAGAAAGTTTGTCACTGCCCTCAAATACCGTTCCGTCATATACGCCTAGCACTGATATAGTTTTGTTAGTCCTAAACTTAATCATCCCTACCTTTGCGGGGGTATTTAGCTTGTGTTCTTTAATGAGGCTTTTCATAACCCACGTTTTGCCTGAACCACACGCGCCTATCAACAATATATTCATGCTTTCGAGTAACTATTTGTAAAACAATCGTAATCTAAATCCATCATAATCACTTCCCCATAATTCCTATAATGATTCTGTTTTTCAGGCTTTAAACCGCAGTCTTCAGGGTTGTCTTCTATGCGCAGATAAGACGGTAAACAGGCTTTACGGCATTCCCAAAATATAGGGAGCTTCTTATTCCAGTTTCTTTCTGCGACTAAAATTCTATCTCTAAACATATCGTTGTATACATTAGGATAGCGCCTATTAGGTCTATGCCACCCTTTATAACAGCAAAGTGTCGTTTCAAGGGTAAAATATGACACATCTTTGTGATTAATTCTCTCTTTAGCGTCTTGTAATAAAGATTTAGCCTCAAAAGTAAGCCATTCAAGGGTGTTAGGCGCATATTTTAAATCTTGCTTCTTCCAATCTAAATCATCCCTGCCTAGTACCTTGCACAGACCATTCCGATGCGATTTACTGCCTGATATGTCATCAATAAACAGGCTATTGCAGTCAAGATTGACTCCCGCTATACGCAAATACTCTAAATATGAGAATGTTGATAGCCGTCCAAACGTGTAAAAATTGGTTTTAACGTAATCCCAGACCCTTTCAAAGTTGATGTATTTATCATCAGTATTAGCTAACGAATCAAACATTTCTACCTGAGTGCGCCCATTTAGATTGTCTTTATAGTTCTGTACGCAATCCTCAAATACGTTTTTATGGTATCTCCTGTCTGTATCCCACCCTATTCTTTTGTAATTTAGCCTAAACCATTTCCTTAATTTAGGCATATCTAGATCAGCTAAAGATGGAAATTCTTTGAATATCATATAAGTGGTTATGACGTTCTGAGAGCAACCGTTGATGTATGTAAACCAAAGTTTCTCTTCTTGCGTTAGCTTTAGGTGTTCAAATAGGTATTCAAATGCATAATATACTGCTCCGGCATGAGCGTTATATTTAAGGCTAAATTCATAAAACCGCAAGAATACCTCTCTGCGATACTCCGGCAACCTAAAATCCATACCGCTAGTAAGGTTTGAAACCTCTTTTTTGCCGTGAATATTACAATATCTGCCGGTTTTTTGTTCGCTTAAACCCATGTAGGTTCATTCCCCACAACCCAAAACAATGTTTTTTCTGTCCAAAAATGAGAAAACATTTCTTTGTTATCGTTAATATAATTCATGCATTTCCCCTCATATCTTGGATGAAACTCTAAGCCAGAGTGATTGTAAGGCATCAAATCAGAATAACTACAATAACCTGAACCGTTCAAATTATAGTGAAATATGTTGTATTTACCTGACTCATTATCAAACCTAAAAAGCTCAGTTAGTTTGAGCTTCTTAACCGCGCTAATAATGCTTAACCTTCTAGGTATGTAATCGAGGTTGTTACTGCCGTTATTGCCTATCCCCATCAAGACTATGTTCTTTAATGATTTTGGCTTAAACAGGCCTACACCGTACAATATAGACACTACTGAATTACAGCTTCCGCATGGAATAATGATTGTCTCAACATCGTCAGGTATATTCTTAACCTGTTCAGCACCGATGCGGTGAAATGCCTCTATCCTAGACGGAGGATTTAGCCTTTCGTCTACGGTTATATTCGTTTCAAGCACTTCATGGTTATGCAGTCTCTCAGATAGCTTAAATGAGATACTTTGCAACGCTTTGGCGTAACCTATTTTAGCAATATGAAACTTTGCGCCTAGCTCTTCAGCCATTGCCATGTTTAAGTGATCTTGATAATTCTTAGAACCAGTTGCTATTAAACAGCCAATTTTAAAATGTTTGCAGATAGACGCGATAAAAGGGTGCTGCGGAGACCCGACTACCGACCCTGAAACGACCCCTCTTATGCCTTTAGTCTTTACCCAATCGTTCACTAGCCAAATACATTGACGTAACTTAGCTCCGTTTATAGAGCCATATCCTAAGGGGGCAAATTTGTCTTCTCTTTTAAAATATATGCCTCCTATCTTTTCTACAGGGGTTTGCTTGTAAAGGTAATCTTCCCACTTAACATCATTTCTACTTAAAGACGTGATGTCAAATATTGTATTATTTTTGGTTTTTTCTGTTACCTTCATAGATTATCTTGCTTAGACTTTTCAGCCTTTAAATAACATAGCAACATATATCCTACATCAGCACCGGCTTTTCTCCAATAATCAACTAATTCTCTAGCTTCTTCATAATGATCATTCTCGAACTCAATCATTATGGCGCGTTTTACCGCAGTAGACATATCCTGCACTTCTTGCGTGATGCTTGCATCCACTGAGGTTTCATCATTTAACACAGAATAATCAATCTCTTCTTCAAACGAAGGTAAAATGTCCCATCCTAAAAGGTCAAGATCAAAGTCAACTTCCAGTAAAGCATCAAGCTCTAACTTTAATAGCGCGTCATCCCAACCTGAGTTTAAAGCAATTTTGTTATCTGCTATTACGTAGGCTTTTTTCTGATCGTCTGTAAGGTTTTTGAGCATGATAGTTGGAACTTCATCTAGCTCTAACAATTCAGCCGCTAAAAGCCTGCCGTGACCCGCTATTACACCGTTATCATGATCTATCAAGATAGGGTTTGTAAAACCAAACTCTTCTATGCTTGCGGCTACCTGATCTACTTGCGCGTTACTATGTGTTCTAGAGTTATTTTCATAAGGAATCAAATCCCCTGTTTTAATATATTTGATTATCAAATTCATGATTCGGTTCCAAAAGTGTTATTGATTATTGTTTCTTCTATGCGTAGTTTTGCCTCAAGTTGAGCTGAAGCATCGTCAGCGATTTCATCAAGTTTTATAATAACTTTGTGCCTCCATAGCTCAAGCTCATTCTTAGCCATATTGCTAGGCGCGTCACCATAAATAATTGATTCTATAATGCCGTCGAACTCAAGCAACAATTCATCTAGATGCCAATCCAAGCAATCTTCTATGTATGTAGATATTTGAAGTTGTTTCATTAGACGCCCCCTGCTGTTGTTAGCGGAAGGTTATTGTAGCGGGTTTTTAACGTAAATGTAAACTATGTCAGGTCATCGACAGCAACAGCAAACAACCCTGCTACTACAAAAATAATCATATATAAAATCATCATGGCCTCTTGGTTAATTAGAGGCGGCATAATATAGAGCTTTTAGGTTATCTGCGAATGCAAAAACAACATACAATATATAACAAAAATTAATAGTCCGTTGCGACCACCAGTGGACTAGTCTGGCTCAAAAGGCAAAAGATAGCCTTGGCCTTAATCTTTTTCTTTAAGTATGGCGGGATGTTCTTTTTTAAGACGCTCCCAGTTCGACCTTTGTACCGATTCTAATTCTTCTGGAGTTAAACGACATTTGTTTGTTAGCGCTATATGATGTTCTCTGCTTTGACTGTCGGATTCTAATTCTTCTGTCCAAACAAAACCATCTATATGATATTCTCTACCCTCAAAACGCTCTTTGTCTGTCCAAGTTTCAGGCAGTAGTTTCTTTTTGTCGTATCTGCTTTGACTGTCGGATTCTAATTCTTCTGGAGTTAAAAGCACTGAATCCTCATGCAACAAATACCCCCCATATATAAACACAATTATTAATACAACGGCTATAAATCCAATCATAATGTCAATCATGTCATTCACCCCCCAAATAGCCAGCAAAAGGTTCAGGCTGTATATTGTATTCATTGTCGTGTATCTCCTGAATTAACTGTCGCAAATCACACTCAAGATATAAATAAATAGCGTCTCTGTATTTAGACGCTGTATTGCTTGTTCTATCGAAATAAATATCTTCAATAAACTTTGCAGAATCATGGATCATAGCAGGGACAACATCGTCTACCCAACTAGGCATCGTCTGCAACCAAGCATAAGTGATCTCATCTTTGTCATAATCTTTTAAATCAATTAAATCACCTTCCCACTTGCGATAATTGTGATAAATCTCAGGCAACATATGCTCAATCATAAACTCTTTAAAATCCTG